TAAAGAATAGGCTAACTACCTATAAGACTATCCTACCAATATCTTTGCTAACAGGATTACGATTAAATGATAGGGTGATCATAAGAGATAAGAGATACATAATTAATGATATGAATTGTAACCTGGTGAGCGGTGAGGTTACACTAAGATTATTAAATGACTTCATGCCGGTTAGCCCGGATGATATTATTCCGCCATTACCAGAAGGAGATTAGAATATGATACATCACATAATACAGATGCTAAGCATCACAGAACACTATGGGCAGAGTGAGCTCATAGAAATAGCAAAGGGTAAGTATGCCATTGAGACAAAAACTAAGAGGGTATACAAACAAGCCATGCGTGAGTTATATATGAAACGAGCACTAAGAAATGGCACAAACAGTAACAGTTAATTTAGAGGTAAAGGATAACACTAAGAGCTTAAAGGCACAGCTAAAGGAGGCACAGGCTGAGGTACAAACTTTGGCAGATAAGTATGGTGCTACATCTCAGCAGGCTGTAGAAGCTGCTAAGAGAGCTGCTGATCTAAAGGATAGGATAGGTGATGCTAAGGCATTAACTGATGCGTTTAATCCTGATGCTAAATTCAAAGCATTAGGTGCATCCCTAACAGGAGTAGCAGGTGGATTCTCTGCAGTGCAGGGTGCTATGGGATTAGTAGGAGCTGAGGGAGCTGAGGTGCAGAAGATGATGCTAAAGGTGCAGAGTGCTATGGCCTTATCTCAGGGGCTACAGTCATTAGGTGAGGCTAGAGATTCATTTAAGCAATTAGGTGCAGTAGTTACTAGCACATTCAAGAATTTATCATCTGAGAGTTCATTAGCAGGTAAAGCTACTGCAGCATTAGGACCTATCTGGAAGGCAGTAGGATTGTCAGGTAAAACTGCATTAACAGGAATTAGAGCAGGCATAGCTGCTACTGGTATCGGTTTATTAGTAGTAGCATTAGGAACTATCGTAACATACTGGGATGATATTAAGGCAGCAGTTAGTGGAGTAAGTTCTGAAATGAAAAAGAATGTAGATCTATCTAAATCACAGGTAAAACAAGCTGAAAGAGGGGTAGAATTATTTGATCTTCAGGAGAACAGTTTAAGGCTACAGGGTAAGAGTGAAAAGGAGATATTAAAAATAAGACAAGGTAAACTAAGACTATTAGCTAAGGAGCAGGAGGAGGATATTAAACTAGCTGAGAATAAGAAAAAGCTAGAGGTAGCTGCAGCTAAAAGAAATAAGGAACTATTAGAGGCATATCTTACTCTGGAGATAGAGGGTATCATGCTGCCATTTAGAGTGCTAGCAGGATTAGTAGATGCTACTATGCTAACTATTAATGCAGGATTAAGAGCATTAGGGCAGGATGAGATTAAATTCAAGACCTTAAATTCTTACATGACTGAGTTTAGGGAATATGCTACTGATGGATTAGCTAGTATGATTTTCGATCCTGAGGGAATAGCTAAGGAATCAGATGCAGAAATAACTGCTTTAAAAACAGCATTAGCTAAGACAAAGAGTGAGATAGATGGAGCTGAGTTAGAGATCAGAGATATTAAAAAAGAATCTAATAAGAATCAGGAAAAAGATAAAAAAGAGGCTGATATGTCAATGACTGAGTATCTAGATGCATTAGAAGCTCAGAGAAAGGCTAAATTAACAGATGAAAGGCAGAAAGAATTACAGGCACTGGATGATCAGTATGAGGCATTATATGCTGCAGCAGATAAAGCAGGAGTAGATACTGCTGAACTACAGAAAAAACATGGAGAGGAAAGTAGAGCTATCCAGGATAAGTATGATAAGTTAGCATTAGATGCATTAAATAAAAGAGAGCAGGACCAGTTAAAGGTAATGCAGGAGATGGATCAGGAATCCATTAAACAATTCCTAGCAGGTGAGCAGATTAAGATAGATGCTATGGAGGCAGGCCTAGATAAAGAGGCAGCCATTCGGAAGCTAGCATATGATAAGGGGCAGATAGAACTACAGGCTAATTTAGATGCTAACCTAATCACTATGGACCAATTCCAAACTGCATCCAGAGCTAATTACAAATCATATCAGGATGGATTAGCTGCAGATAATAAGGCAGCTAATGATAAAATAAAGGCAGATGATAAGGCAGCATTTGAACAAAAGGCTGCACTGCAGAGCCAATATGCAGATATAGCTGTACAAGCTGCCAATTTATTAAAGGATACGCTAGGTAAGAGTAAAGCCGCACAGAAAACTGCAGTGATTATAGAGAGTGCTGCAGGTATAGCTAAGATGGTTATAGCTAATAAGCTAGCTAATTTAGGGGCATTGGCTACTCCTCAGGCTATAGCATCAGGAGGTATCACTGCTGCTCCTACTATCGCTGCTAATAACATATCATTAGGATTAGGGATAGCTGCCAACGTAGCAGCCACAGCTAAGGCATTGAAAGAGATAGGAGGAGGAGGTAATGCACCTAGCGGTGGAGGTACAGGTGGAGGTATGGCTACAGGTGGAGGTGCAGGAGGTGGAGTGATGGCACCTAGTTTTAACGTAGTAGGTAATAATGGTATGAATCAGTTAGCTCAGTTACAGATGCAACCTGTTAAGGCATACGTAGTAGGAGCAGAGGTATCTACTCAGCAGGCATTAGATAGAAATAGAATAACAAACGCACAACTATAATGAAAATAATAGAACTAATTTTAGATGAGAAGGATACTGAGATGGGGGTATACGCGGTATCTGTAGTAGATGAGCCTGCCATAGAGGAAAACTTCATAGCACTAAGTAAGCAAAGCATAGAGCTGGCTACCATTGATAAGGAGAAAAAGCTACTCATGGGGCCTGCATTGATACCTAATAAGCAGATTTATAGAAAGAATGAGAAGCATGGGGAGTTCTATATCTACTTTAGTGAGGATACAGTACGCAAAGCCAGTGAAATGTTTTTCATTAATAGCAACCAGAGTGCTGCTACCTATGAGCATGATGCTAAAATAGATGGCATGACTGTAGTAGAATCATGGATCATTGATAATCCTGAGAAAGATAAGAGTGCAGCCTATGGATTCTCACTGCCTAAGGGTACCTGGATGATCAGCATGAAGGTGAATAATCCGGATGTATGGAAAAAAGTTAAGGATAAAGATGTAAAAGGATTCTCTATTGAGGGATACTTCGCTGATAAGTATGAGATGAGCATGGAGATGGCTATGAGAAAGGCTATGGATGAGGAGAAGGAATACCTAATAGAGCAGATTAAGAAGGTGCTCAAAGGTCAAGACCTAGAAGAGATGAGCTATAATGATTATCCATCTGTAGTGAGAAGGAATGCACAGAGAGGGATAGCATTGAATGAGAGAAATGGGAATAAATGTGCTACTCAGGTAGGTAAGATTAGAGCTCAGCAGTTAGCCAATGGTGAGAAGGTGAGCATGGAAACCATTAAGAGAATGTACTCCTACCTATCCAGAGCTGAGGTATACTATAATCAGGGAGATAGTAATGATTGTGGCTATATATCCTACCTATTATGGGGAGGTAAGGCAGCACTATCATGGGCAGAATCTAAAATAAAACAGAATGGCGAAGATTAAAGCTACCACAGGTATCTCATTCGTGAGAAAGCCTAAGAGAAAGAGACCAGGTATTCACTCTAAATGCAAAGCATCTAGGAGTAAGATGGCAAAGAACTATGTTAAACTATATAAAGGACAAGGAAAATGAAACGTAAAGAATCAAAGAGCTCACCTAAGGGTGGTAAAAGAGGGTGCCTATGTAAGGATGGCACCTATAATGCTAAATGCTGTGATGGCACACTACCTGCACAGGGGATAGGTGATATCAATACTGAGAATCCGGGTAACATTACTCAGATAATACAGGTGCGGCAGATTAACTAAAATGGAACAACTAAATAATTAATGAGTTATATATAAAAAAATATGAAAGAATCTATTTTATCACGTATCTCTGCACTTCTCGGGATGGAGAAGGTAGAGCTAGCATCCATGAAGTTAATGGATGGAGTAACTGTACTAGAGGCTGATGCATTTGAGCCGGGTATGGAAGTATTTATTGTTACTGAGGATGAGCAGCGTATTGCTCTACCGGTAGGTGAGTATGAGCTAGAGGATGAGAGAATCCTAGTAGTAGCTACTGAGGGAGTTATCGCTGAGATTAAGATGAAAGAGGAGGAGGCACCTGAGGTAGAAGAGGAGGCACCTGTAGCAGAAGAGCCTGCAGCAGAGGAGCCAATGATGGAGGATCAAATGTCTGAGGAGGCAACTCCTGCACAACCTAAGAAAGTAATTAAATCCCAAATTGAGGAGATGTTATTCTCTAAAATTGAGGAGTTAAAAGCAGAAAATGAGAGCTTGAAAGCACAACTATCTGAGCAGCCTGTAGTAGAAGAGGCACCTGTAGTAGAAGAGGCTGCGGCTAAGCCTATCTCTCATAACCCTGAAAAACAAACTGCTGCACCACAGTTCACATTTGGTGCAAATAGAAAGGAAACTACTATGGATAGAATCCTAAATAAATTGGCTAACTAAAATAAAAATAAAAAAAAATGGCAACTTCAATTACAACTACTTATGCTGGTGAGTTCGCAGGGAAATATGTATCTGCTGCTCTACTTTCTGCTCCTACCATTGAGAATGGTGGAGTAACTGTACTTCCAAACGTACACTTCAAACAAGTTATTCAAAAGGTAGCTACAGATGCTATCTTGAAAAACTCTACTTGTTCATTCTCTGATGTATCTACTGTTACATTAACTGAGAAAGTTTTAACTACTAAAGATTTACAGGTGAATCTAGAGTTATGTAAAAAAGATTTCTTCTCTACATGGCAAGCTGCTGAGATGGGATTCTCTTCTTTCAAAACTTTACCTAAATCTTTCGCTGATTTCGTTATCGCTCACGTATCTGATAAAGTAGCTGCTAACGTAGAGACTGCATTCTGGACAGGAACAACTGCTGGTAATGGATCTTTTGATGGTATCTCTACTTTGGTAGCATTAGATGCTGCTTTACCTGCTGCTCAAGAGGTAACTGGAACTACTGTTACTGCTTTGAACGTTATCACTGAGTTAGGTAAAATCGTTGATGCAATTCCTGCTACTCTTTATGGTAACCCTAACTTAAGAATCTATGTATCTACTAACATCGCTAAAGCGTATGTACGTGCATTAGGTGGATTCTCTACATTATCTGGTACTGCAGGTAACGTAGCTCCAGGAACTGGTGTTAATAATCAATCTACTCAGTGGTATAATAACGGATCTTTGAGCATTGATGGAGTAGAGATATTCTGGGCTCCGGGATTAGCTGCTAACACTGCTATCGCTACTACTACTGATAACCTATTCTTCGGTACTTCTGTACTTTCTGATTTGAATGAGGTTAAAGTTATCGATATGAGTGATATTGATGGATCACAAAATGTACGTGTTATCATGCGTATGGCTGGTGGTGCTCAGTATGGTATAGTTGAAGATATCGTTACTTACGGTATTGTTAACGCTGCTAACTAATAATTAATAATCATGGGGAGTGGGTAACTGCTCCCCTATTTAAAACAATAAAAATATGTCATGTTTAGTCGCAAATGGTAGACTTGAGCAGTGTAAGGATAGCATCTCTGGTATCCAAGCTCTATACCTAGTAAACTTTGGCAGCTTTGATCCGGATCCATCTGCATTAGGTGGTGATGTAACCTATGATACTACTGTAGGTTTTGAGGATCAAATTACTGCTATCAGTGTTAACCCTATTGCTCCTGCAG